GGATAGCTTTTTCATTTGTTTGTTTTTTTATGATTGTTACTGTTTTATTAATTTGGTGAATTTCATTTGTAATTGTAACTACTTTATGTGTTACTGAATCTATTTTAGTGTCTATTTCACGATTGACTACTAGGGCTGAGTCTATTTCAGTTTGGAGTGATTCAATCTTATCTATAAATCCTTTAACGTCTGTTCTAATACTATTTGTATTAAAAATGCTGTATCCTACTAGTACTAATACTATGATTAGCAGTATGTTTTGTTTATTCTGTAACATCTCTTTGTCCTTTATGATTATCGAATTTATCTAATATTTGAGTAAGTAATTCATTTTTTACAACACCCACCATTGAAGCATTCTTTAATACTGAGATTAGTTGGAACACTAGGAAAGGTGCCATTATGGTTTCACTCAACCAAGCTGTTCCTGTAAATCCTTTTTCAATTGCTAATATGCAAGCAAGCATTATTACCCAGAATCCAAATGTTCTTAACACACTTAGGGCTTTATAAGTTTTAAATCCCTCTCTCTTTATTCCTGCCCATACACCAAAAAACCCATCAGCAAATACAACAACACTCACAGCAAGAAATTGCTCAGCATTATCTGAAGTTAGATTAAAAAAATAAGTGCCAATAAAGGCTAAGATTGTTGACATTGATAGTATAATTATTAATCCTGTTTTCATAATAACTATTTTATGTATTCATAATACTTCTTAGTTCTAATAGCTCGATCTTCCAAACCATGAGTTCCACCATTTACTCTTCTAGTTAATGCAAGAATTGATGCATCATCAACTACTTTACATAAGTTCCACAGTTTATTATTATTAAAAAAGAATATTGCTGATTCAAAAGAATATAGTGTCGCTACTAGGTCTGGATTGGTTATTATTTCTGGTTTTTGTAGGTACTTGGAGAATGCTGTGTAATTATCTTTTCCTGTTAATTGAAGAGCTCCTCTTCCTCTAAACTTCCAACCATCACCAGATGCCTCATTACCATTACCCATTCTTGATGCATAAACCCTATTGGCAATCTTTTGAGGGTTTTTAGCATATGATTCTTCTAGTGTGCCTGGAAAATACTTTGAGAAGGTTTTTTGTAAACCCTCTGCAGAATAGTTTAAATTCTCTGAGAGTATTGTAAATCCCCCAGTTTCGTGTGCTGTTTGACCGAAGAAGTGGGCAGCAGCTGTTGGAGTTAACCTAAAATACTCCATTGCCTTTTTCATTGTAGTTGGACCAAAATTACCGTCAGGAGTAGCTCCTATCTTTTGTTGTAAACTTTTTAAACTCATATTATTCTTGATTTGTATCCTCTACAAAGAAACTTGTTATTACTTTACCTAAAATACCACATATCATAGATGTAATTGCCAGAGCAGGTTCATCAATAAAAGCTGTGTACCCTGTAATTAGTGTTGAGATACTTAATAAGGCATTACCTATTTGTTTCCACAATTTAGGAGTAGGTGATTTAAGTCTGTTTAGTAGGTTCATGGTAGGTTTAAGTTTTAGGTTTACAATAAATATAAAAAGCCCCAATGTTAATTGAGGCTCTTTTGTAAAATTGTATTAATTTTTAACCTTCACAGGAAATGCAAGCGCTTTCAGCTGTTCTATTTAAATTATCACCTCGCAATACTGATTCAGTACGTAAGTAATATAGAGTTTTAATTCCTAGTTTATGTGCTTCTTTATGTACTGCACTAATGAATTTAGGAGTATCATTTGGATCAAAACATAAATTTAAAGACATTGCTTGATCTACATATTTTTGGCGAATTGCATTTTGTCTTACTAAATCCATTTGATTAATCTCTTTAAATGTTAAGAATACTTCTTTTTCTTCTTGAGATAAAATGTAATCCGGTAATCCTAATACAGAGCCTTGATCTTTTAAGATTTGATCCCAAATACTATCAATATTAAACCCTTTAGATTCAAGTAATTGCTCTAATATTCGGTTTTTCTTAATGAATACACCTTTGGCTGTTTTTAAGTTGTAAACATTAGCTGGGATTGGTTCAACTGATGGTGAAACACCACCTGAAATGTGAGCATTAGATACAGTTGGGGCAATTGCTAAATGATGTGTATGTCTTAATCCTGTTCCTTTACACCATTCTGGTTCTCCGTACAATTCTGCTTGTTCTTTAGAGGCTCTTAATGCTCCTTGCTCAATAAAATCAAACATCAATCTAGTGTAAGTGTCAGCTGGTATTCCTGTGAATGGTAAGTTTTTAGATTGTAAAAATGTATGCCATCCTAATACTCCTAAACCAATTGCTCTACCTTTAACAGCAGATCTTACAGTATTTTCAAAGAATTTAATGTTTTTAGCACGATCAATAAATTCTTGTAATGCACCTTCTAAAAACCATGTAGATAGTTCAGGTAAGTCCATTCCATTTTCAAATTTGTAATCTTTCCATTCATCCCATCTAGCAAGATTTAATGAAGATAAACAACAAATAAATGAGTGTAATTCATCTGTGTAAAGTGCAATTTCAGAACAAATGTTCGTCATTGTTACTTTTAAATTATTGTTTTTGTATGGTTGAGGGTTAGCATTATTAACGTTATCTTCAAACATAATATAAGGTTCACCTGTCTCTAAACGTGTTTTAAGAATTTCACCCCATAATTTTAATGATTTTGGGTCTCTTTCTTCAAGTTTGTTCATAAAGACATCATCAATTACAACACATTGGTGTAAATTTAAACATTGTCTATTAACATCACCTTTTGGTCGTCTAATTCCTAAGAATTCTTCAATATCTGGGTGATTAATTGATAAATTAACTGATGCTGCTCCTCTACGTACTGAACCTTGGTTTGTAGCTAGGATAGTTGAGTCAAACATTTTAGCCCAAGGTACAATACCTTCAGAAGTACCATTATCTTTAATCATTTTACCTCTACCTCTAATACGAGATAAACCAATACCAACTCCACCACCTTGTGAAGTTAATCTCATTAATTCTGAATTAGAGCCGGCAATTCCTTCAATTGAATCTTCTACATCAATACCAAAACATGAAATAGGCATACCTCTTTCTGTCCCCATATTTGATAATACAGGAGATGCTAAACATAACCAGTTTTTAACTAGGGCTTCATAAAAGAAAGGTTGTAAGTCTTTACGTTTTAATCTTCTTGCTGATGCTTTACTTACTCTTAAAAATGCTTTAAATGCATCTTCTTCAGGTAAAAGATATCCTTTAGAGATAATATCTAATCCTATTTGATCCATCCAATTAGGGTAATTTTTGCCCTTAACCCAGTGGGTTGTGTCTACGTGTACGCTCATGTTTATTAATTAATTTTTCTTTTTCTATTGATTACTTTTTCATAAACCTTGCCATAATTTGGGTTAGATTCAAATTTAATTTCAAACCCTTCCCATTTAAAGGGTTTATTACATTTAGGATTTTTTAGTATTTTACCTTTATTTACCCAATTTCTTATAGTTAATTCATTCAGACCCCATTTTATTAAAGATTTAATGTTTTTAAATTCTAATTGATTATCTAAAGGATCTATAAGAATATATTTACCTTTACTTGTTCCAAAATTACCAGCTAATTCACCTGGCCTTTTAACACCATACATTGGATGATTAGGGCCTTCCATAGGTTTAATAAACTTTAAATAGAATTCTTCATTAGATAAATTTTGAATATTTTTTATCATAGTTTTTCTCCTTTCTTCTATTATTTCAGGAGACCAATTTTTATTATTCAAACTTTCTTTAATTCTTTTAATTTTTAATTCCTCTACAGCTTGTTTTTTTGTTTTACTTACTCCACTCATTAATCTATAAGATATCCAATTACTATTAGTAGGTTTCCACTTATATAATAGATAATGAGCAAACACATGTTGTTCATATGTAAGTAAGATTAAATTACTTTTATCATCACTTCCTTTATCAGATCTAGGAAGGATATGATGATTGTGATAAATTTCACCTTCTATTTTTAAATTCTCTTTACATCTATCTATATGAGTATTATATAAAGTTTCCCAGTTTATCATAATATATTATTTGATAATAAATATCAAGACTTTTTTGAAAAACGTCATTTTGTTTTATAGATCTGACCAGTCGGCTACAGATTTAGCATAATCAGTTACACGGGAAGCAAAGAAATCAGTATGACTCTTTCCTGAAGTTAAGTGACCAAACCATTCCATTTGTTTAAGTTGGTTAGGATCTATATCGTTGTATACAGAAGAGTATCCAAGTTCTATCATTTTTTCATTTGCTCTAGCTTTGATGAAGTTTTTCAATTGATCTACATTTAGACCTTCAACTGATCCCATTTCAAATGCTTTGTCAATGAAATTAAATTCTAATTGAACTGATAAATGACATGCTTCTGTTATTTTGTTTCTTAGTTCGTCTGTGTTTAATTCAGGCTGTTCACTTAGTAATGTTCTAAATAACCAACAGCCCGCTTGTGAGTGAAGTGATTCATCTCTTACTGACCACTCTACAATTTGTCCTGTACCTTTCATTAAGTTTCTCAACTGAAAAGACATTAAAATCGCGAATGAAGAGAATAGATTAACACCCTCCGTGAATGCAGAGAATATAGCCAAAGATTGCGCTCTTTCTTCGATAGTATCGTTAGGAATTGATAGTAAACGCTCAATTTTAGCTGATGAGGCTTCATCTTCTAAAAATGCTGCAAAATCTTCTAATCCTAATTCTTCATTTAAACGAGCATAAGCATGAGCGTGAATTGCTTCAAATGAACCAAAAGTAGAAGTCATTGCTACTATTTCAGGTTTAGGAAACCATTTAGAAACATTTGAAGACCAATAATCGTTTACATGTACTTCAGTTTGAGCAAATCCTTTTAAAATATTACCTATTAGGTTTTTTTCGGATTCAGAAAGTTTTTGTTTCCAATCATTTAAATCAGAAGCTAATGGTACCTCATCTGCCAACCAGTGGACTCTTTGCTGGTTTAAATAATAATCAAATGCTTCTTGGTATTCAAAGGGTTTGTAATAGTGACGTGGTTCAGTTAACATAATTTTTTTTAATTTTAAAAGACGTGGTTATAAATATTATTCAGATTCATTACTTAAACTAAAGTTTTTGAATAAATCACTCATTGCATTCTTCTCAGTAGGTGAAATTCCTCCAAATTTAGATGCAGGTGCTTGTGGTTGGTTTTTGTAATCTTCAGTATCATCATACTCTCCTAATACTTCAATATGACCACAAGAAGTATCAATATTGACATTGTAGGTCATACCATCAGGTCCGTAACGATTCTTTTGAATGTGCCATCTTCCTGTACCTTCTGTTTTGTCTTTCTTCAATCTTGATTGAGACATACCAAAATCTACAATAGCTTGTTTTTCATATGAACCTGCTGATTTATCACCTTCTACAATCTCATCTTTAGCACCTGCTCTATTTACTTGTGAAACAGACCAAATAGGTAAATTTAATTCTTTGGCTAAACCTTTAGTTCCATAATGTAAATCATCAATTTCTTCCTTCTTTTCCTTACGGCGTGAAGGTGGTTTTAATAAATCAACATAATCAATTAAAATCAAATCAGGTGAAAAACCTAAATCCATTGTTTTCTGAATATGTGATTTAATTGTAGTTAATGATGCTCCTTTAGCGGGGTATTCTTTGATGATAATATTATCGTCATATTCCTCTAACATTTCTTTAATTTTATCTTGGTAATTGTGAATATCACTTACAGAGATACCTGTATAATAAGCATCGTACCTTTTACCAACATAATCTTCACCTAATTCTAGAGTGTAATGAATTACTTTGTAACCTAATGAACCAGCAAATGCACCTAATGCTACTAAATCCCATGATTTACCACCACCAGGACCACCGTAAATTAAACCATAATCACCTCCACCTAAACCACCTTGCAGTAATGTATTTAAAACGGTCCAAGGTGTAGGTACTACTTTTCTACTTGATTCTCTATAACGAGATTCAATATCTTTTTTATACTCATGACCTAAATTTTTATCAGCACCTGCTTTTAAAGCATTATCAATTAAAATTCGAATATCATCGTAATGACCACTTTTTAGTAAGTCTACTGAATCGATTAGAGCATTTTTTAATAATTGATTTTTGCAGAAATTAGAGAATTCTTCTTCAACATACTCTTGATCATCATATTGGGTAGTATAAACTAGTTTTAACTGTTCTTTTACAGCTGTTTGTAAAATATCATTGTCAATTTTTTTAATTTCAATCTTTAAAGTATCTAAAGTTGGAGTTGTATGATATTTGTCAAAATAATTTAAGGTTTCAGTTAAAACCCATTTATGACCAGGGTGTTCGAAATGGCTATCATCAATAATGTCTCTGACATTAAGTAGAAATGCTTTATTTTTAAGTAAAGAACTAATTACTTTTATTTGGAAAGTAGGACCGTAATCCTTTAAGGACGAAAATGCAACCATTTATATAACTTTTATTTTGTGTGTTTGTAATTTGTAATATATGTAAAAGATGTTTAATATCCTAACATTTTATTACTTTTCTTTCTATTATCTTCTTTCCAAAGTGGTTGGAAGTTAGTGTAATGATTTAACTTATAAATTTCTTCTTCATTCTTAGCTGATGAAATAGGTATTATATGGTCTATTTCCCATTCACCATGGTTTTCTAGAGTCATACCTTCAACAAATTGCGATTTTAAATGTTGGGTAAAATCTTCTAAAGTGCAACCTAATACTTCTTCTGTTTTTTTTCCTTTTTTATAACTTCCTTTTAAACAATTTTTAAATGAAATTAAAATTAATGATCTAATATTATGAGTTAACCTGATATCAGGATCATTTTTCATTCTAGTTTTTTGATATTCTTTCCTATAACTTGTAGACTTTATATAATTATTTTTAGTATAATTTTTATCATAATCAGGGTTATTATCTCTCCAATTTTTTAAATATAATAAGGTTTGAACTTTATTATTTTTTTGGTATTGAGTAACTCTAATTTTATCACAAGATTTACAATAATTATTTTTTTTATCCTTATTAGATTTATTTGAAGAAAAACTATCTAAAGATTTTTTAATTTTACATTTACTACATTTTTTCATTTGAAATAAGAAACCTACAGCTTTCAGGGTCGCGGTCCTTACTTGCTATAGGTTCTAAATTAATATTTTATATTTGCACCGCGACAATGCACGTATAAATATTGAAAACCTATTATTTTTTATGAGAGTATTTAGTTAAGTATGAAAAGTTAGAACTTAACCAAAATTCTATATTGGGGGAGATTTGCCTTTCTAGTAAATCTGATTTATGTAATTGTAAAAATCTTGCTTGATTTAAAGTATAAGGATTTTCATCTATTAATCTTTCCAATACAATTTCATCAGGTTCAGGAATGTTTGGATTTTCTAAAGACATTAACTGCTCATTAATCATTAATTGTCCTCTAAAATTCCATACATTACCATAAATGCCATTTTCTTCATGACTTTCTAAACTTTTAGAAATAATTTCCTTTAATGTTACTTTTTTATCTCCTGTAATTTCAGGGAATAATTTGTATAATTTTTTAGGACCTAATCCTTTAACTCCAGGTAAGTTATCAGAACTATCACCCATTAGCACTTTGTAATTAATGAAGTTTTGAGGCCATAATCCATACTCATCAAATACTTCTTTGGGTCCATAGAATTTTTTCTTAATTGGAGAGTATACTTGTACTGTATCACTACACAATTGTAAGAAATCTTGATCGGCTGACATTATAATGGACGAGTCAAATCTAGGGGCTAAGTAACCAATTAAATCATCTGCTTCTAATTTATCTCTAGTTATAATGCTGATTGGTAATGTTTTTAGATAATCAATTAATCTTAGCATTTGTTGAGATAACGATGCAGATTCATCTGCTAAGTCATCAAATGAAGACCAATTTGTAATTCTTTTTAATTTACGATTACCTTTATAATCAGCATACAAATGTTTTCTATTTGTAGTATTTCCTTCACCATCAAAAACACATATTACTCTAGTAGGTTGTACTAAATTTACAACGTAAGCTAATGATCTTAAAAATCCAATCATACCCCCAACGTGTGTTCCTTGTGTGTTTGTACTGTTTATAACAGCAAATGACCTTAGGAAAGTATTCATACTATCCACTAACAAAACCCTACTGTTTAAATGTAGAGTTTCTGTTTGTGAATCTTCTTTTATGTTGTTTAAAAGATCTTTATAATCCATAATTAAATTTCAGATGTGTCCACTCCTAAGAAATCAAGGTTTTCTTCTTCAACTATATCAAAATCATCGCTTCCTAAGATACTAGCCCAATTTTTAGAGTGTTCTTTTTTATATTTGTTTATCTCATTAGGTGAATTTTTAATAAACCCATGAGCAGTACTTACAATAGTACCTTTAGCTGTTACACCTGTTACGTGATTTTTATCACAAGATACTTTTGTTTTCAAGGCAAATTCAATTTCCTTACCGTTTTTAGTGGCTTTTACTTTTTGAGTACCAGGACTAGTTACGTTACCAAAGGTAATAATGAATGAGGCATCAAAAAACATACTATCGCCGCCTTTATTCCTGAGTTTAGGCTGAGCCATTGGCATAAGTGCTGGTTCAACCCATACTTTATTTACGCAAAGCATTGTATTAGTGTATGATTGTGATTCTTTACGAGACATAATCAATCTTTGATTGATAAAGTTAGCAAATTGTTGAGACATTGCTCCTGCATTCCACATTGGTGAGTTAGAGTTTTTCTCAATACTCATTTTACATGGAATAGATCCAATTGAATCCCATAAAAACAATAAATCATAAGGTAAATTACCTTTCTTTTGCTCGTCTAATAAATCAGCCATAAATGCTGCTACATCTTCAATACATTGTAAAGATTCTCTATCAGCATAAATAAAGAAACCTTTATAGTCTTTATTACCATTTTCATCAATAGTTTCACCTAAATCAAATCCCATTGCAGACCAGTGTTCCCAACTGTGTTTCATCTCAGTGATGATGATAACTGGTAGTACATTAGTTTTTTGTGCTTCGATTGCAGCTTCAATCAGTAATGTAGTTTTACCTGTATTACTGTGACCTCTAACTAAAGTTATATGTCCTTTAGGAATACCAGGCATTTCTAACATTTCAGAAACAGGTTCAGTAAATTTAATCCATGCTTGTGGTTTAAAATTAGATGAACTTTGTCCTAGATTTTTACCTTTTTTGAACTTATCAAGTGAGAAAGTCCCAGTAACTGCCTTTCCGATATTACCGGAAAGGCTTTCTGTTTTTTTACCGGCCATAAATTAATTAATTGTCACCAAATAAGTCATCAAACTCATCAGCGGTTGGGATTTCTTTTTTAGCTGGGAATGCTTTATTCGCAGTTGGTTTTTTAGTATCTAACTCAAATTTAGATGGTGGTGGTGTTGTTGATGGCTCAAAATCTGTAGCAGGTCCATCCATAATGCTTCCTTCTTCTTTAGCTTCTTCTTCTGGGTTTAACCATTCAGCTAAGAATTGTTTAATTTCTTCAAAAGTATAACGTTTTGAAAATGAAACAGGATCGGGTTGTGTTTCCAACCATTTATTTAACTCATCATTATCATTGCATAATGGTGTAGTTTTTAAAGCAGGCATAATACGAGATTTATTGTACTCAGTTCCTGTAGTTTCAGGTCCTACTGTTTCAATTTTCATATCTCTACCTTCCATAATATCGGTAAAATCTCCGATATCTTCATCAGCAGCTAATGATAGTAATGATTGATAAATTTCCTTACCAAATTCCCATAAACGTACTCCTTTGTCTTCTTCACCTCTAACTATAACAGGAGCAAAAACTCTCATTTTTGGTTCAAGTTTTTTAGCTAGTTTCCAGTTTTCAGGTTCTTTAGTTTTACGAAGTTCTTTAGAAAATTCGATAATTGGGTCTTTTTCACCAAAGTTTGAAGGTGAAATAATTGTTCTTTTCCCGATTCCATAATGGAAGTATAATTCTCTAAATGGATTTTCGGGGTTGTACTTTGAAGGAACAAACCTTACTAAGGCTTTTCCAACTGTGGGTTTCCAAAAGCTTAATGCTTTTTCATTGTTTTTCATGCCACCTCCTTTAGGTGCGGATAGGGCATTCAACTTGTTTTGAATCAAGTCTAAATTCATAACTTTTTAAATTTAAATGTTAAAACTAATTTATGTGATCGTAAATATAATGAAGATAATTCAGGCAGCCAAATATTTTTACAAAGTAATTATTTTCTAGGTTTTGAGAAAACAGATATTACTATTTTACCATCTTCTATAGAAATTTGGTTTTGATATACTTGGTCAAATCCTAATACATCTCTTAAGTCTTGATTTAAAGGCAATTTTCTAAACATAAATTTTACCTTTTCTAAGTCTTCTTGAGATATTTGAGTAGGGGCAAATTCTGTTCCTTCTAATAATTGTTGTTTTGCTTTCTTTAAATTGAAATCTTCCATAGCCTATAATGTAATTATTTTAAAAATTTTTGTATCTAAACGCTTTAAATCTCCTGCGTGTGTTAATAATATACAATTTCTATAATCAGTCCAATTGATTGTATATGAAGTATCCAATACCCCATCATTTAATGATTTGATTAAATCATTTAAAGCATTAATAGTGTAAAGGGTATTTGATTCTTTCTTTCTATGTAATAAAATTGTATTACCCAATAGCCCATTAGACATGTTGTTATGATCTATGTTATAAGTGCAAACGTATTCCTCTGTAGAGGCAACGTATAGAACAAATATCTTATTAAATAAGATTTTGTATTGGGATTGTATATGGGATAAAGTACTTTCCAAGTCGTTTTTACTTGAAAACGTACAAAATAGTTTGTTGTTCATGTTATTTAAATCGGGACATATAACATCCATGTCATACTGGAAATAAATATATGAGGGGTCTATAACCTGTGTATTAATCATAACTTTTATTTATACTTTGCTTAAATTGTTTATTTATTTTTATATTTCCAAATATATCCTTTAGAAGTTTTAATATTTCCTTTACAACACATGACAATTCCTGAGGAGTATATATGAAGATTGGTTTCTATTTCTTTTATATTATTCCATTCTTTAATAAATTCTCCATTTTTATTAAATTGTAAAATTTTCTTTTTAGGTTTCAATTCAAAATTAAAATCTAATGGAGAGGTTTTATATCTCCAAATAAAATTATTAGAGGTTTCTTGGAGCTTATTACAACATGCATAGATATCTGATAGGTTAGTATTAGTATATTTGGAAGCTTTAGTTATACTGTCCCATTCTTGTATAATATTACCTTTTAGATCGTACTGTATAACTGATTTTCCTTTTCTATCTTTAGAAAAGATAAAATTGTTTT